TTAAAAGATCACTGCGCCCGGGCGCCACAAGAAGGCCGGGGCAGCACACAGGAAAGGGGTGGCGATCGTGCCAATCAACAGCAAACAAAAAGGGGCCCGCTTTGAGCGGCAGCTTGCATCCCGGCTGCGGGAGTACGGCTACCCGGCGCGGCGGACGGCCCAGTATTGTGGCAATACCGGCGACGCATCCGACGTCGTCGGTCTGCCGGGCCTGCACATCGAAGCAAAGGCCTGCGAACAGATGCGGCTTTATGATTGGATGGCCCAGGCAAAACGCGATTGTGCGGGCACTGAACGGCTTCCAGCGGTATTCCACAAGCGAAACAATCACGAGATTTTGGTGACGCTGGAACTGCCGGATTTTATGGAAATTTACCGGGAATACGAGGTCGGGATGGATCTGAAAGGAAAGGAGACTCCATGAATCAATACGATATGCTGGAAACTGCGTTCCGCAACGGCTTTGCTTTTGGCCGGGCGTCGCGGACGAAGGACAATCAGCCAACCTACGCCGCTGCGCTGGAGAAATTCGGCGGGAAAATGCAAGCGACCGTCTGCGTCGAAGAGCTTTCCGAGCTGCAAAAAGAGCTTTGCAAATACATCCGCGGCGGCGGCGATCCGGATCATATCGCGGAGGAAATCGCGGACGTGCTCATCACGGTAGATCAGATGGTGCAGCTGTTTGACTGCGCGGAAGCGGTAGCGCACTGGTCGGATGCCAAAATTGCGCGGCTTGCGCAGCGGTGTGCGGAAACGGAGGGAAAAGAAAATGTATAATGATCCTGTGAATCATCCGGCACATTACACGAGCGGCAGCATGGAATGTATTGACGCCATGGTATCTGCCTTTGGGGCGGCCCAGGTGGCCGTATACGCGAAGATTGCGGCGTTCAAGTATCTGTGGCGGGCCGACCACAAAGGCGGCACAGAGGACATTGAAAAGGCCCGCTGGTACATCAACAAATATCTGGACCTGCTTTCCGGAGGTGACGACTATGACACAGTGTGAACGCATCCTCCGCCATTTGCGGGACTATGGCAGCATCACCCAGGCCGAGGCCATGACAGAGTACGGCTGCTATCGGCTGGGGGCTAGAATTTTCGATCTGAAGAACCAGGGGTATGAGATCACCGGCGCGACTGAGTGCGTCAAGAACCGCTACGGCGAGACGTGCTATATTAAGCGCTATCGCCTGGAGGAAGGAGGGACAAGCCGTGAGAGTGCAATTAGGTGAACGGGTGCGTTTCCTTCCGCCGTGCTTTAACAGAGACGACACCGAGAACATGGTGACGGGCCGCATCGTCTACATCAACCGGCAGCACCGGCATTATTTGGCCGAGTACCCCGCCGGTCGGCAGGCGCTGCGAGAGGCGTTCAAATACGCAGAAGAGGGGTGAGCGCGTGGCGGAAGAAGTGCAAAGATCACAGTTTACATTTTACGAATCGTTTGCAAGGGCTGGTGGCCGCATTCGAAAGAAAACAGATCGGTGCGCATTCTATGATGCGCTGATCGAATATGCCCTGTATGGCGTCCTCCCAGATCTGGAGAGCCTGCCGGATGTTGTGGCGTTGGCGTTTGAATTGGTGCGGCCGAATCTGGATGCCAGCAGGCGGAAAGCCGGTGGTGGAGCGGTAAAAAAAACCGATAAGATACCGGAAAGATAGCCGCAAGATACCGATAAGATACCGGAAAGATAGCCGCAACAAGAGAGAGGAGGAGTAAGAGAATAAGTAAGAGTACAAGTGTAAGGTAGAGTACAAATGTACTTAGTGCTCAGAAAATTATAGCTTATCCCTCTATACTTACTTCGGCGGCTCTATGTAAGACTTACTAAGACGTAAGAGGGCTGATGCAAAAAGGAGCTGATATCGTGACAACAGACGAGACGCGGAAGGTGCTTTGCTATTTGCGAGAATGCTTCCCACGCAAATTCGAAAGCAAAAGCACCGCCGCCGAGAAAAAAAGAATGATGAATTCGATTTTGAAGCAATGGCAAAAGTTTTTTGCAAAATACAGTTTCTCGGAAGTGATGGGCGCAGCAGAAATGTACGTCGGCGCGTACGGTGGAAAATATTTTCCAGATGCAAAAGAAATTTTTGATTTGATCCGGCCTGACCCGCTGGCATCCTTTGATCGATTCATACGGTGGAGATACCACATGGAGGATCGGACAGATTTGCGGATGGATCAGTTGCTGCTGGAGGTTGATTATCTGGAATGTCGGACAAGGCCAGTGGAGGTGGGCGATGATTGCTAGAGTTTTCCCGCGAAAAACAAACGCATCTCCGATGGATGGCATGGCTTTTTTCCGGGAACCGACAATCGAAAATATTTCTGATTGCATTGAGGCAGGCGTTACAGAGGTGCATATTTCCGTTACCTTCACGTGGGATATAAACAGGGCTGAAGAGCTGTACTACGCATGGCAAATTCTCGGGGTCCCCGTTGAGGTTGGAGGCCCAGCGTTTGATGATCGAATGGGAGATTTTAATCCGGGGCTGTATCTTCGGGATGGGTATATATTCACGTCACGCGGCTGCACAAAGGAATGCTGGTTTTGCTCAGTCCCGCGCTGCGCCCATGGCGTGATACGAGAGCTTCCGATCGTGGACGGCTGGAATATACTTGATGATAATATCCTCGGAACATCCGAATCGCATTTTCGGGCAGTCTGCGAGATGCTGAAGCGGCAGGAACATCCTGCAATCTTCACGGGAGGCCTGGAACCGTCGCTACTCCAACAATGGCAGGCGAATCTACTGCGGGAACTCAAGCCAAAGCGGCTTTATACGGCTTATGACACGAAGGATGATCTGGAGCCGCTTATAGAGATGGGAAAGAAACTGCGCACGGCCGGCTTTGCACCATCGAGCCATACAATGTGCTGCTATGTGCTGTGCGGCTATGAGGAGGATAGCTTCGATGAGGCAGAAAAACGGATGCGCCAAACGATGCATGCAGGCTTTATTCCCTATGCAATGCTTTTCCGGAATGAGGAAGGGCGGACAGATGCGAAATGGAGAAGATTTCAGCGCGAGTGGTGCAGGCCAATTATAACGGGGAAGAAATTTAACGAATTTTGGTATGAAAGGAGTGGTGAACGTGGCTGATTACATAAGCCGGGAGGTGGCTGTTGCGCTTGCGGAACACGCATTCAACGAATGGAACCTTGCAATGGCAGCGGCTGACGGGAAGCGGCAGATTAACCGTTGCTTTAAGATGCAGGAACTCTGCAATGCTGTTGCATCTGTTTTTGATAATGCTCCCGCCGCCGACGTTGCGCCGGTGCGGCGCGGACGGTGGGCGCATCTTGGCGGGGACGAGTGGTGCTGCCCTGTGTGCGGCTTTGTCATTACCACTGAGGGCAGTTGGGACAAGCCTACTAAAAAATACTGCGAGGATTGCGGCGCGAGGATGGACGGAAAGGACGGTGATGGCAATGGATAAAAAGATACTCGATGTAACTTGTGGATCGCGAACAATGTGGTTCAACAAAAATCACCCTGCCGCAATTTATACGGACAAACGAGCTGAAGAACTGAAGGATGTTTGGAAATCGGGAAACGGTCAGTCCGAGAGGCCTTGCGTTATCGCTCCCGATGTTCGATGCGATTTTACGGACCTTCCGTTTGAAGATAATTCGTTTGCCCTTGTAGTGTTTGATCCCCCCCACCTTCGCCAAGTCGGAGAGAATGCATGGCTTGCAAAAAAGTATGGCAGGCTTGATGATAATTGGCCGGAAATGCTCCATGCCGGGTTCGAGGAGTGTATGCGCGTTCTCAAGCCGGATGGAGTATTGATCTTCAAATGGAACGAAGCGCAGATCCCTGCCGTCGAAGTATGGAAAGCAATAGGCCAGCGGCCGTTGTTCGGGCACCATAGCGGAAAGAAATCGCAGACCTTTTGGGGGTGCTTTATGAAATTTGAAAGGATCGGTGACGGGAATGAAGCGCCTGACGTTTGAAGGAAGCTTCTGCGACATTGCACAATGCACAGACATACCAGGCGGAAGCTTCTGCGAGGACGGTGCCTGCTACCAGCGGAAGGTTTGGGAGCGGCTGAAAGAATACGAAGATACAGGGCTGACGCCGGAATATATCATCCGCTGCCGCAACTGCGCCAATTTCCGCCAGAACGCACACGGCGTCTGCTATTGCAACGAGTACGGCGGCGCGATCACGCCGGAGGATTATTGCAGCCGGGCGGTGCGGGAGAACGAGCCGCCCGCAAAATAGGAGGGCCAGATGGAATACTGGAAATTCAAGGCGATTGACAAGCTGCGGGATTATACGCTAAAGGCTGCT